CTCTATTCTCAGGAGTAGGATCAATAAAATCAAACTCTAAATCAGTGCCAAATAACGGAACAAGAAACTCATTTAATGCTGATTTAATACGCACTAATCGAGGGCGTAAAACCCATCTGGCAAATTGTACTTCACCTGCTTCAGCATTAGCCCTGTTAACACTCTCTGTAATGCCCATAATTGAAGACGGAACACCAAATGCTCCAAGGATTGTATCCCTGTTTAATCTGCGTAATTGCTCAAACTGCATATCACGTTGCGTTGATCCTTTTCGATCAACCCATTTGCCACGCTCCAATACAGCAACCCTATTCGCATTTCCGACTCCTTGATGCTGTTCACGCCAACGCTCCACAAGCCGATCAAAATCAGCATCAGATAAATCTTCATCAAACTGGATTATGCCGTTAGGCTGTGCAGAATTACGGAAGAAATTACGAGTGTATGCTGTTGCCATTCGTTCGGAATCAAGGTCTGTTAGAATACTTTGTACGACTCCTGCTCCACGATACGGATCAAGTGGATTCGGATTCTTTATAAAGATAACATCCTGACGCTCAAGAGGTATCTTTTCACTTCCTAATTCATAAATATAACCTGCTATGAAGTCTTCCCGACTTGGTACAATCTTCATTCGATCAGGTCTAACGCACCAGATTTCCTGTGGTACTCCTGCTCCATTTCGCAGCAATATCCACCACGCTTCACCAGTTAATTCCAGATGCTGTTGCGTCATTTCCATCAAGGTCTGCTGTGAGTCATATGGGTTAATACTTTTCCACAACTGCAGAAGTGGATGCATAAATAATTCCTGCCTATCACCATTGGAAGTTGTTCTATACAGGTTCCATTCAGTAGCAGCAATGCTTGTAGCAATACGATCCACTACGGCATGAAGCCATCCAGTGCCGTTATATGCCTGAAGCTGTTGCATAACCCCACCAGATGTAGGAGCAGCCACAGAGCCTGAATACATACCACTCATTACGGCTGCAGGAGGTCGTTCTAGATTAGGTTGCTTTAATATGTTTTGTAATGCGTTTCCAAATAAACTCAATTACTCACCTCCTATGCCTTGAGCGATAAAAACAAGTGCTAATCCTGCAACAAAATATGCTGCAGGTTCCCAGATACTATAGGCTCCGAAAACAATTAATACTAATCCTATTAATTCTATAATAGTACGGAATGTCGATTTTACAAAAATCTTATATTTGCCGATCCTGCTGAAGAAAGCTCTGACAATCCCCAAACCAAAGCGTCCATTCGATCGGGACTTTCCTTGCTCTCTGGAGTCCATGTACATAATTGCTCCTCTAGTAATTCAAATTGTTTTGCATGATATACCTTGCCTTGTTCATATAAGGCAGCGATAGGTTCTGCCCGAATACGTTTTCCTCGTGAAGCATGAACCGATTTATACGGCACATGACGATCTACTGTACGCAACGTAAGCTGTACCATTTCACCACCATTATTAGTTTCTGCAATGATCTTATCAGCATTGAAATCATGATAAGCATTGATGGCTACTCTAGCCCATTGATCTGGACTATATCGCCCTGATAAATCTTCCAGTATATGGAAGATATTATCTGAACTTCTTGCTGCAACGATGATGCCTGTTTCATCACTTTGATCCGTAGCAGTAACAGCAGGATCAATAGCCACAACGATCCGTGCCATGTCCTGTTTTGCTTCTTCATACTTAAATAAAGACATATGCCATAATGCACCCTCTATATCATCAATCCACTCTGCCATCAATTCCTGTCTACCTAATCGTGTTCCACCATACCGACTCTGCAAGCGTTCAATCGCTACATCTGGTAAATGTGGATTATTATAGGTGGTTGCAAATGCCACATGAACATTCTTTTCTTCTGATAAATCCCTAACGAATTTCCTGTTTTTTGGTGTTGTTGTAACGATTGCTCTAGGGTGTTTTCCAAGCCGTAAACCAAACTGTGCCTGATGCCATGATTCTTCTTTCCAGAGTGCTAATTCATCAGCCCACAACAACGTCCACTGAGGACCATTCCAACGAGAAGGGTCTTCTGCTCCCTGATACTTTACAAAGCCACCATTCTTATGACGTAATTCAGCCAGTGATCTGTTATATTCAAACGCTTCAGGATTAAGTGTATATAACCCTGTTACACCTTCAATACAGACGCTTCTTGCGTCTCCATGAGTAGGAGCACCGATTCCCACTCTGGCATCTTTTCCAAATTCTTCGAGGTGTTGTAATACATATCTTGCACCTGCCATAGTCTTCCCAGAACCACGACCACCAAGCAGCATCCATACATGCCACTCATCCCCTTCTGGTGGAATCTGATGAGGCAATGGAGACCATGATTCAGCAGTTGCGAATAGAATATCCTTTGCTAAATCTAATTGTATATTTGATGCTCTCATTTATTAAGCTTTTCTGCTTTCCTGCCTGTGTAGTTTTCCCAACGTTCAATCGCTATTTGAACATACTTTGGTTCTATTTCCATTCCATAACAGATGCGTTTGAGTCTTTCAGAAGCAATGAGCGTAGCCCCAGAGCCAAGGAATCCATCAAAAACAATTCCATTAATTTCAACATGGTTAGCAATTGGACGCATGAGCAATTCGACTGGCTTTTGCGTTATATGAAATTCATTCTTAGAAGCCCTGTCATATTCCCATACAGTCGTCTCGTTATTCTCCCCGAACCACCTTGTGCTTTTCCCTTTTTTGAACAAATAAAGAATCGGCTCGTGCTTCATCTTGTATTGGCTTCCCATTGAGCCAAATTGAGCGTGGTTTTTCGCCCATATAACCAAGGCTCTTATTTTCCACGAACTTCGCTCTACTGCATCATAGACAGGAAACCCCATTACTCCTGCAAAAAACACAAAGGCAACTGCCTTATCGTCAGTTATATCATCAAAAATATTGAAGATTTTATAGTATAGGGTTGGGCTATTGTCACCTTCCAATCGCTCCGAAGTTCTTCTCCCAAAATCAGAAAATGTACCTGATGATAAATGTGCACCATCATAGGCTACTCCGTAAGGGGGGTCGGTTATGATGGCTTGAGCCAATCTTCCATCCATAAGCAACGCAACATCTGCTTCGTTGGTGCTATCACCACAGAGCAACCTATGCTCCCCCAACTGGAACAGATCGCCACGCTGAACCCATGTAGCTTCTGGCTCATCTGGTATATCATCAGGATCGGTTAGCCCTTCATTAATGCTGTCGATCAAGTCTGTAATATCATCTAAGGAATTAATCCCTGCTATCATATCCTGTAACGCCTGATTCTCTATCTCCACCGACTCCTGCAACATTCGGAGCATGTCTTCATTTGCTTCAGCCATTGAAGCCAATGGATCAAGCGTAAGCAGCAGCATGCCTGCTTCTTCCTCGTTCAGGTCTGTAATCAATACAGGAACTTCTATATCAGGAGTCGTTTCGGCTCGTAAATGTCCATCAATAAGCATTAATCCATCATCTGTTTCATAGGCTATCAGTGCGTCAGCATAGCCTATTTCTGCCAATGCTCCTCGCATTGCATCTGCTTGGGCTTTCGGATGCGTTCTCCAGTTCTTGGGATTAGGTAATAACTCAGAAGCTTTAACGAGTCGCAATTCTTTTATCCTGTTCTGTATCTGCATTAATTCCCCTTTATGTTGTGACGTATACCTGTGACATTATATTTCACTATGTGACGTTATTATTCATCTGTCACACTTCCGAATTTCGACTGAGCAAAACTATCAATACGATCCACAAACTCATTCGCAAGAGGATTGATTCCATGCACTTCCCTGTATATGTCGAGCATATCTCTTAGTGCCTGATTCCACGATATAACGTCTACCTTGATCCGTGCTTCCAGTTGCTTTGGTGCATCTAGCCCTAACAGGTTACGCCTGCTTTCACTGATGCGTACGGCTGTATTAACGGCTGATAGATCACCCCTTACAGCCTGTTTTGTAATGGATTGCAGCCACTGGTCAAGTCGTTTTAATTCCAGTGTTCGGAGTGCTTCATTGGATTCCGAGTGGTCACGAGCAGTAGCATTAAGCTCACGCATAACGGCTTTATAGGATGCAGAAGGTGTTGAGTATCCTAACTCTTTTGCTATGGCTTGATGAGTATAACCAAGCACCCTGAGTTGAACTGCCTGCTGTTGTTTGAGTCTTGTTTCTACATTAACTCGTGATGATTGTCTTGTCTTTTTCCCTTGTATCAGGTTTATTTTTCCCATTTATAATCTTTCCTATATCTGCCAAATATCGTTATTCATATATGAGTAAGATATAAAAAGAATAAATAAATATGTTTAATAATGCAAATATATGACATATTTTATGTATATTTGACGTATTTTTTAGTATATTTGCCACTCCATTAACAGCCACTTTTTTAGTGGCTTTAATGGATAAATAATTCCCGAATATTTCCTGTATATAATATATATATATATATATGTATATTTAGTATATATATTCCCCTATACTAACGTATAGGGTCTTATATATTGAGAATATATATATATATGAGAAAACGAATATTTAAAAATTCAAATCATGAGTTAAAAACACGATTCTATGGCTTTGCTTGGTGTTGTGCATTTGTATTTAAAATTGCTGCTTTTTAGGCATTTTCTACAGGTAAAACAAAAAATCAAATCACAAATGAAAAACACAAAAAAAAGGCGTTATATACTATTGACATATATATGTTATATGTATATCATATCTATGTAAGGTTTAATTATTCATAAGGGGAAACAAAATGACTTATATCGGAAAAAACGAAAAAGAAGCACTGAAGAATTGCATTGAACTTAGTAAACAAAATAAAAATAAGTATGTATACGCAAGTGCAGCATTTGGATTATTTGCAACAATTGAAAAGAATCTAAATGTATTTGCTCCTTCTGATAGTCCGTTTAATTGGTATGTTAAGAATGGAAAAGTAAAGCAATTCACAAAGTCGCAGAAAATAGCCGACCAAATTGCAACACCAATATTAAGCTAAATAAATTAAACTAGATCAGCCCCCAGAAATGGGGGCTTTTCATAAGGAGAAAATAGTGAAATGAAACCAACCATTGAAAGATGGACAAGCTCAGGAAATCATGAACTGAAGCGAATAGGAAAAATAGGTACTATCAAAGTCAGGAGAAATGAAATGGAAAAGTTATTGACTCAAAAACTATACGAGAAGTATACAATGCTTCAGCGTAATACTGACAAAATGACAATTATACTTGCTCACGACAAATCAGGATACCACCTCGTGTTGGCATTGAAAAATGGCGACTCGATTGTACCACTCGCAAAATTTCTTTCTGCAGATGAGATACTCCAAATGGAACCAGATCATGAAATATCTGGTAAATTTCAGGATTTATACAAAGCTGCTCAAGAGATAGATACACGGCAAGGGATGAAGGAGTTTAATGCTATCAGCGTTGAATTAGACGATCTGTTCAAAAGTTTTACTCACAAATTACTGGAAGATCGTGGAATCAGTATTGAAAGATAATTAAGACTGAGTGGCTTCCTCTTAAGGGAGCCACTCTTTACTAAGGAGAAAGTAAAATGAAGTTACCATTTGAAGATTTATTAATCGGTAGTGAGCCAGAAATAATAGTTAATCCTTATTCAGGACATTCAGCCACATTAACACCAGAAGCAGTTGCAGTTTATGATTTAATTAAAGGTGCTGAAGCAATAGGCTCACATCAAATAGTTAGAGATGGGCTTGACTGGTTCAGAGAAAACTATCCAGAAGAATTTTATATATTATTAGATTAAATCAATGAGATTAGCTCCTCATATTTTGGGGAGCTAATTAAAACACCACGATAAAAGGAATCAGTTAAGGTAATATATAGAAAAAAATTTTAACCCACTGTAAACGATTAAATAGAACGCATTAGGAGTAAGGAAATGCCAGATAAAACAGTAACAATCTATGGAATCAAAGCAAAGCCATTAATATTCCATACTCAATCAAATACCTATACATTATTCTGGACAGATGAAGAACTGCAAAGAATTTCTGATGAATCGTTTACACAGTATAAACGGCTCTTTGCTGAGACATGGATGGAGCCTGAAGAAGGTGAATATTCATGCGAGGAATGTGGATTCAGGCGAGAAGATTATGACTATGATGATCCAGATTTCGGGCATCATTTCTTATGCCCGATTAAAGATAGCATTATTGAGTGCAAACTTGATGAATTTTATGGCGAATAAGAATAGAGTTTACTTGTCTATGTTAATAGTATATTATGTATCAGATCACGTTTAAATAATCATAAGGAGATTAGAAATGACAACAGCAACAATACAAAAAATCACCATTAATTTAATGTCTGGTGAACAATCATATCCATGTGAAATATGGCTTGAATTGGTTAATCCACAACGAGCAGCAGAACTGCTTAATATTACTATCGGCAATCGTAACACAATGCCAAGCCACCTTGATCGAATTATTCATGCTATGAATACAAATAAGTTTGATGAACTTGCAGACCCAATACATATCAGCAATACAGGCAAATTAATAAATGGTCATCATAGGCTTCAAGGAGTTGTAAAAACAGGGAAAAGTTACACATTGTTAATTGTCCGTGGATTGCCTGATAGTGCGTTTGCCAACCTTGACCAAAGTAAACCACGAACAGGATATGACACATTGCAAGTGTCAGGATATGTAAATTATAGAGAACTTGCACCAGTAATAAAGTGTATTATTCGCCTGCAAAAGCGAATGTACAATCCAATAAGTCCAAGCAACTATGAAATTAATATGTCTGCTGACATTCATGGCAGTTTATTAAAGCAATATATTAAGGATGCACAAATAACAAAAGATCGCATTGGGTTTGTGCCATCAGCACCTGTTGCAGCGTTGTATTACATTTATGGTACGGCAGACAGCGAAAAATATGACCAGTTTATTAAAGGGTTGAATTTTAATCGTGGTGTAGTGGATGCTGCTGAAACTACAAAACATCCTATCACAGTATTAGAGAAAAAAATTCGCTCTGAAGCAACAAAACTAAATTCAAGCATTGTTAATAAAAGCAAGGGTATACCACCTTCACAGTATTCTTTATATTATGCGTGGGTTCATAAAGCATGGGAAAAGTTCATTGCAGGTAAAACAATGAGTTCAAGGGATTTTGTTGAGAATGAAAGAATAGAAGTTGTAAATCGTTTATTTACATATACAGAAGCAACACTAGGTGCATTTGTCATTGACTAATTATATATATAATAAAAAAGAGGGGTTTATGTTATCCCTTCTTCGTGAGGAGTTGGGATCATTTAAGAACGCACTAGGGTTCAAGTCTGTCGGAGGGTTTGGTAACATTTCTCCTTCGTTACTCCTTTCGCCCGATATTCCTGTCATCATGCAGACTCGGTGGCAGGAGTGCGTTTCAAAAAAAGAAAGTGAGGAATTATGCAACAGACAAGGAAAATAGTTCAGTATCAGTACCAATGCAAGAGAAGCGTTTGCAGTCATATTTGGTGGAGTAAAGAAGATAGTATAACCAGATGTCCGAACTGCACTCGCCATAATTCGGCATTACCTATATTG